ACCCAAGCATTGATTTGAACTTCGTCTAGATCATCAATGTCATCATCTATTTCAATACCAACTTCACGTGCATACTCTGCATCCATGATTCCCCAGTACTCAAAAACTTCAAAGTTTGTTTGATAGTCTTCGTCAGCTCTTGCATCATCTTTTAATTGTGACTCAAAGCTTTTTTCTTCGTAGTTAGCTCCCATCTGTATACAATTACGTATAGCATCCTCATCAAAGTAAGGCATGTTACGCAGTTGTCTAAGTTGAGATTTGTTTAGCTTGTGTCTGTGAATTACATATTCACATTCTTCAATACTAGTAGCTGCAGGGTCTGGATAAAAATCCCAACAGCTAACAAACTCAATTCTAGGTACTCTAACTTCTAAGGGGCTATAACTTCTTTCACCATCTTCATCCGTATCCCACTTATGAAGTTTCTTATTAAAATTAAATGGTCCTTTTACAATCCCTGTACCAAGTAGAGAAGATTCTAAAAGAGCATTTCTTATTTCTGATGAACCTTTTGATTCATCAATTTGATCGTGGATAAGTTTTTCCATTCTCCTTGCAGCTCTTTGTGCTGGAGAAAGTTCTAAGGCTTGTGGGTTTGAACTAAATCCTTCAACTAACTGGTCTTCAACTTGGCTTTCTAATGATTCTTCAAAGATTCCTTTTTGAAGTGTAGCTCCGGGTTTTAAAACTCTACCATCGCCTTCATACCCAATATCGTATGGGTTTTCTATTCTGTTACCAATATCATCTGGTAACTCACCACCACCCATAGTACTTTCAATACCGGGTGCACCTGTTTGAGTGTCTAAGTGTGCACTTGCTAACTCACCTTCTGGTATTTTAGTTTCAGCAATACCAATTGGAAACTTACCTGTACCAAAAATTACATCAACTAATTGACCAAAAGCAGCAAGTACTTTTGTTTTAGTAATCTTAACAAAGATACGAGACTTTTCAGAGTCTCTAAACTTAACAGACTTGTTGTAAAGTCCTCTGTAGTTTTCGTAAGCTCTTAGCCAACGTGTTTCATCTGAACGTCTAGCATCTTCAGCTACACTAAATCTAGATTTAACAATACCAACAAGGTTGCTACGCTGTGTCATTTCAAGGTCAAGAGTTTTACCAGCTTCACCTTCAACATCCATGTAGATGTTATCAGCGTTTAAAAATGTATTATCCTTGTCTGCCATAAAGTTTAATATCCAAATGTAGAATCAGCCGGTTGATGGATATCTCTTTTCAATCCTCTCAACCTATCGAATGTGCTTACCATTCGTGGTCTACTCATTATCATATAACGTAATGCATCATATGCGTGGTCAGAAGCATGAGTGTCTACGTCTTCTGGATTATTCTTTGACAGAGGTATACTTTGTATTTCTCTTATTAAGTTAGGACACGTATTAAATATCTGTAACTTAGGTCTGCCATTTTCCTGCACCTTTAGAAACTCATGTATTTGGATTTTACCTTGTATTCTATTTTTATCAGCAGGTCTAAGCTTATGTCCTGCTCTTACAAGTGCTTCGCCAACTGTCGGTCCTGTAGTACCTGTTCTTGCCCAAGCTGCTGTATCCAAAACACCAGAGACCGAGTAAGGGTCTTCTAGCTCCATACTTGTTATTATAGCACCTAATTCTTCTCCTGTCAAGCCTTTTTTGTATAATTCTCGATAAATTATCAAAGTTCCGTCATTTTGGTCCATTATTCCCCATAAACAACAGGATTCTGCAGCGTATCCATAGTCAACTGCTTTGATTCTTTCCCAGTGTAAAGGTAGTTCAAATGGAGTAATGACGTGATGTAATGGGTCAAACTCCACAAAAGCTGCTCCTTCTGCTACATCCCAATTACCTTCAAGCAACTGTCTGCGTTGAATCGGTGGTAGAGATTTAAGCATCTGTTCATACACACCATCTTCTGCAAGGTAGGGGTTATCCGCTAACTTAGCCGGAATAAACTTACGTGTAAGACCGTCTGCTCCTTTGAAACTTGTGTTTGATTCTGAGGGTTCTATGTATCTTTTCTTTACCCAATGCGAACCAACACCACCGGG